CCTTGTCGGTAACGCTGGTTTACCCAGCGGTCCAACAGGAAGCCTGTCCCACCGCTCTTGCCCAAAACATGCGGCAAGTGTAAGACGGCGGGCACAGCTCCTAGCAGGCCGTTAGGCCCCCACTCTCATCATATGAGAGCGGCTTAACGGTACTCATACCGCTGAGTACCACCCGAGTTCGATGTTAACGGCTCGGGGCCGTCCAGCACGCCTCAAGTGATCCTTCGAAAACGTGGGAGAAGTCCCACGCTTAAGAAAGAACTTGAGTAGGGCTCCGCTGTCTTCCAGAATATCTTCCGGGAGACGAGTGGACACCTTGTAACCCTTAACAAGGGGGTTATGTAGGTGCTTGCCAATCTTCTGGGTTTCATACCCCAAGAAAGAATGGCGACCCTGAACAGGAGAGGTTGGCAAGACTACCGGAAAGTATTTTATTACTTTCCGGATCTCGTCATCCAGCCATCGGCACGTTTGCCAGTAACCAGCCTTATACAGCTGGTTACGAAGCGAAATGATGCTGATGACTTCCTGGGCGTGCTTCCGGTGTTCGGGAAAGACACGACGGACTCGGACAATATTTACGTCCTCACCATCGTAGAAATCCCCGCCACAAGACTCTCTGAACTTTCCGGTCCAGAAAGACTTGGAGGTGTTAACCTTCATCCCGAAGGATTCAAGAACACCAACAACGGAGCGTACGAAGTCTACGGGAATGATAATATCATCCCCGAAGACACGCACCTGCCCGCGAAACATTTTTATGTCTCGACGGGTAAGCGGCGAGTTGAGCTGTTGCTCGATTCCCAAGAAGATCATGGACAAAAAGACCATGGCTTCGAGGGGAAAGGTAACAGCTGAACCCATAGACGCGAACTTAGATAGCGTGACCTTTTGGTCATAGCCATCAAGTTGAGCCGTACGTGAACGACTTCCATCAAGTGCCCACCACAGAAAAGGGTACTTGAGGAAGATCGCTTTCACGGTCTCATAAGAAACGCGATCGGAAGCCTCGCTCATATCGAGCGTGGCAAGGTCCCCAGTGCGGGAACCTTTGCGAGCCATCTCCTGGTTAGGGAGTTGGTCGTCAAAACCGACCATAGCTGAGAGGTTGTAATCCCCCTCAATCCTATGGCGAAACATCGCCCAGAGCGACTGCTGTGCATACTGCATAGCAGTCGGTTCTATGGCAATGATTCGAGGCGTTTTTAGCGTCTTAGGAACAGTGATAACCCTTACAGGCATCTCTGTTCCGGGTTCGAGGAAGTCGACGTCATCCATCTCATCTCGAAATTGCTTCGACATGGATGGCAAGAGAAAGTCTTCCGCAGGGAAGACAGACTCTAGACGCATGGTCCAGGTACGGTTTCGATATTTAGCGTTACCACGCTGCTTATCTGCCGTTGCACCTGGTCCATGTTTCGGAACCAATTTCCGTTCGAAGACATCTCTGTCTACCGATCGGAATACGTCCCGAAACAGGAGATCACTAACTCGTACGAGGTCCGTTATTAGCGGATTCCCGAACAAGTTAGCATCTGATCTCGCGACTTCCTTCTCACACTCAAGGTACCCATCCATCGCTTTCTTCACCCTAGCATCACTGCAAGGGAGAAGAATCTTACCGTACATTAGCGTTAGCTGACGTACTGCAAGAACTGCGTCAATGTTGGGTTCATTGAGCAACTCACCACACTCGCGATCGAACACTTGCTCGAGGAAACCTCCGAGAAATCGGGGGAGACCTGCTTGCCAGCTAAAACCGCTGAACAAGTTGCGAGCTACCCGCCCCTGGTCTAGACTTCTTTCGAAGTCTTTTCCAAAAGAGGGCAAGGTTATCGTTAAAAACGACAACCCTTCGTGTTCGGTACGCAACTTGACTGTTTTCCAGTCAAGGGTGGCGCACGTACAACATCTAGTAGC